TATTATTTTAATGACTTTTTTATTTTACATTCAATCTCTCCAATTTTAAAATATTATTCTTAAAAAAAATATAATATTTTCTATTTTTATAATTTACTCAGTTGTAGAAGCATCTAATGGTCTAGACCAAAAACCATTAGCATTTGGTGTAGTAATAACAATCTCGTCATCTATTAATGGTAAATCTATTGGTATTAATTTATCACCTTTTACTTTTGCAAGAGTTGATGAACTTTCAATCAGTTTTGTGTACACATTATAACTTTTTTCAAGGAAATCTTTACTGGGTATGGGCCGATTAGCTTTATCCAAACTTAATGTTTTATATATATCAATTGAAAGTAAATAATAATCTCTCTGAGAAATCATATCATTTTCTAATCTTTTTTGTATTCCTAGATATAATTCAATACTTCCTATTATTCCACACGTTAATGCTATTAATGAATTTGTTAAACTAATTGTACCTTGATTTATATAAGGTTGTAAACCAACTGCAAATATGCTATTTATACCATTTAATATAATCACTGGCATTCTGTAATATTTGAGAGATGATTGTAATTCAAAATAACGTTGCTTATGTAACTTGCTTAAAATAACACAATTTATTCTAATATTATCTAAGACTTTATCAATATCATCGCTCCAATCGGACATTTATATAATCTTACATTTTTTTATTAATATTTTTACACTTTTGCGAATTTGGATTAGTAGTGCAGAAATCTTTCGGTTCATCTAAAATATTTTGTTTAAATTCCATTTGAGGACTAGTGTAGAAGGTCTTATTTTTTTGCTGTGTCATCACAATTGCTGCCTTCATAACTTTTTGTGCTGGTTCAAGAACATAATTGTCAATTGAATGTGATCCGAACCAATCCTTTCTAGAAGTTCGTTGAGGCAATATTTTTATATCATCATCATAATTAGTATATTTATTTATCATACTAATAGTATCAAAAGTGTCTGTTAAATATATTCTATGATTTCCATATTGACTTCCACCAAGTAATGGTTGTTTTATATGATGTGCTACGCCTTGTAAGAGCATATCAGGAATACCTAAGGGCGATGCTGCAACATCAAAACCAACCATATCTAATTTCTTATCTTTAAACTCATATTTATCAGCAATAGCGTTCGCAGTATACCCACCAAGCGAATGACCAGTAATTGTAATTTTAGACTTAGGATTTTGCGCTCTTAATGAAGTATATATTTTATCTACTTTTTCAACTCTATTGACTTTAGTATTTACTAATATTTGTTCATCGCTTATTAAATCAGAAATATTTGTTGGTCGTGTTCCTCGTACTGCTAATATATAATCTCCGTTTGGTCTTTTTATTGTTAACGCATCTCGGTCACTAAACTCAGGGACTAACTGATGGTCTTGTCCAAGAGCAGTTTGTATTTGTTTATTTGTTTCTTCATTTGCTGTTGAATTATTTTTTATTACATTTAATTCATGTTGATATGATAGTTTGGCGGCAGCACCCATATCAGCATCACCACTGGCGCGATAAGCAGCAATTGCTGCATCTTCTTCTTCTTGAGGCGCATCAACAACTTTTTCTGGTTGCTTAATTTCTTGTTTCTTCATTTTATATAAGTTTATATTTTAATATTGAGAGATTTTAATTTGCTATTCCTGGTGTTGTAGTTTCGGGCATAGATGTTGTTGCTGGTGCTGGTGTTGGTGCTGATGGTGCTACTGCTAAATTTAGTGATGACGCTGTTGTTTGTGGTGCTGGTGCTGCTGCTGCTACTGGTGCTGATGCCGCTGGTGCTGGTGCTGGTGTTGTTGTTGGCATTGGAACTGGTTCAGTTTTATATAGCTCTCTTAATTCTGCTTCAACAACTGAGTCTGGACGAGTCCTTTGTTTGTATTCATAATCCTCTTTATACATAATTTGAAGTTCCGCATAAGTTGGTTCTCGTGTTCCTGTTTGAACGCCTTCACTTGTATTTATTTCGTTAATTGTTTTTCCTGTTTTTCCTTCAGGATAAGAAACTGATACAACTAATCCATCTTTATATATTCGTTTAGCACCATCAGGCGTTGTTACAAGTCCTTGTTTAAGATTTGATTTATTTGTTTCTACCGGTGTTTCCGGTCCTATGTATGTATAAGATCGTACTCCTTCTGCGTCATTTATTTGTTGTGGTGATAGTTGTTGTTCGTATGGTATTGTACCTGGATAACTGACTTGAACGACTAATCCATTTACATATTTTCGTGTAGAACCATTCGGCATTACAATATTTCCATTTTTTAATTGTCCATCTGATGTTGGTTGCGTTGGCGTTTCTGGTTGCGTAGTGGATTCTACATAATATAAACCTTCTTGCTTATTTAAATCTGCTAATGATTGTTTGTCTAATTTTTGCATTTGACTTTTTGGATAACCAGGAGGATATGAAATAGTAACTATTTTTCCATCAACGTAAACACGAGTCGTACCATCTGGCATAGTTCTATCACCACTAAACAATACTTGTTGTTTTGGTTGTGATGGTGTTGGTTCTGGTAATGGCACTGGATTCTTTTCATATTGTTGTTTTAAATACAATTCTGTTTGTTTGTCAATAGTCTCTTGACTTGCCTGCGGATGCATAGACTTGTATGTGCTAGAAAATAGAGTATATTTGTCTGGATACATTACTTTTAGTTCTTCATAAGTTGGTTCTCTTGTTATTGGTTCAACTGGTTGTCCTCCCGGTGTTAATCCACTATTAGTTTCCCCTGTAGTTTCGTTAAATCCATTAGTATATGCTTTTCGGAGTGTTGCTTCAATTTGGGCAGGTCCAGTTGGGTCGTCACCATATTTTCGTAATAAATTTTTATAAGTTTCAGGATATTGCTGTTGTAGTTGTTCGTAAGTTGGTTCTGTTCCTGGTTGTATTGGTGTTATTGGTGGTTTTTCTTTCGCATTGATTTGGTCTGGTGTTAATCTGTCTGCTTCTGGTGTTGTATCTTTATATCTTACAAATGTTACTTTACCATCTAAGTAAGTTCTAACTGATCCATCGGGCATCACAACATTACCATTTGGTTGCTGTGGTAAATCTGGGTTGTATGGAACTTCTGGAGTTTCTATTTTTGTTCTGACGCCATTTTTATATGTTTCAATATTTCCATTAGGCATTCTAACTCTTCCATTTTTTGGATAAGTGCCATTAAAATCTGGAATTGGTATTGTTGCTGGGTCTACTGGAATACCATATTTCGCATAATAATCTTCTAATGTCATTCCAAGGTCAGCAGCACGTTCTTGATCTGTTTGCTCGTATAAATATCTATCGCGTTCATATAATATTGCTGCTCGGCGTTTCATTTCTTCAGGGTCATTAATAAAATATTCACGTCTTGCGAGTTCATCGAGTTCTTGATTTTGCTCATCTGTTAAATTGTATCTATAACTATAAATTGCAGTATCACCTACTTTCCTGCCTTTGCCTGGATGCCATGTAGCATCAGGTTGGTCCTTTTCATCAATTTCATCATCTGGGTCAACTAATTCTAATTCTGGCATCTCCATGTGAAGTTGTTCGTATAAAGCAGCAGGAGTGGTACCATATAAAAATGTATGACCTGTGAGTAATGCTTGGTCGTTAATATTTCTAATAATTGCTTCAAAATTGGGACCATAAGCATTAATCTCTCGAAGGATGCTTGCATTATAAGAATCTATACTTGCTTGATTTTCTGCTTGATTCCGACTTATTATTAAATTACGAGCATCATTTAATTTTCCAATTTCAATTGCTTGGTCTCTTTCCATTAATGAGTTTAATTCGGCTACTTTGGAAATTGGTAAATTTAAGTCACGTGCTTGATTGGCTAACACTTGATAATACGTATCCGCTGTTTCACGGAAAGTAGGGTCTCTCATAGCAATTTCTACAAGTTTAGGATCCATATCATTATATGTAAATTGTGTTCGGTTGAATTCTATTAGGATTTGTGCTTGTGCTTCAGTAACAATATACGCTTCATAACCATTTCTAAAGTTGGGGTCTAAATTAGCATAACGAACAACCTCAGGATCCATTTCTTCAATTGTTTTACGTTCATTATGAAATGCAGTAACTATTTCATTTTGAGCATTTTCAATTAATGGATGTACTCGCTCTGATTGGGCATAATTTGTTGTTGCGACAACTGCTGCTGCGCTTTGCCAAGTGCCTCCAGAGTATTCTTCTAATTCTTTTACTCTAGGTTCATTTGCATTAAAAGCGGTTATTGTATCTCCTCGTAACCGATTTATATACCAAGCAATGTATTCATTAAAGACATCACGTCGGTCTTTTTCTACTCCTGAGAGTACAACAGGTGCTTCTACTCCAGGTGGAGACTCCTGAAACGCGTTGAATGGGTCAAATGCCGATTCAACTTGTGCTTGAAATGATGCTTTACCTTCTGGACTTAATATACCCATTGCTTCGCGCTCATCATTACTTAGTGCGGCGTAAGCTTTATCAAAATCGTAATCATATTTTCCTAATTTTAGAAAAAAATTTCCACGACTATCGTTAATTTTAACTATTGCATTAGTCCGAGCTTCTTGCTCTTCTCGTGCTTTTCGTATTTCTTCGCGTTGTGCTTCTTCTGCTGCTGCTTCTGCTTCGTCTTGTTCCGCACCTGCTTTCCATTCCTCAGCATAAGACCATAAACCAAAACCACAAATAAAAATTTCACTTGCCATGAATGATACAATTGCGGCAGGATTAAAAGGTCCGCCTTTTGCTATGAAAGCAGCTGCTTCTGCGTCAATTAAAGCATGTGTGGCTGCTAATGCCCCCATTCTACGAGAATAAGAATGGTCCCAACCAGCATCTTCTAATGCTTTTGTAGTAAAAAATTGAGTTGTTGTAGCTATTGTTGCGAATGCTGCTGCTTCAGCAAGAGCGGTTGCTCCCGCTAGACCAGCAGAACTGATACTTCCAGAGACTTCTCCCATTAATGCGTATGATACTCCTTGGCGAATAGCATAACCTACTGCTTTTGCTGTTAAATTTCCTACCCCTAAAGCAACCATACTTGTTGCTAATGCTTGTCCGTATTCTTCACCCCTATTTTTTGGTGGGTTTGTTGCGAAATACTTAGACATTTCTTGACCTGCCGCGCTTCCAGCAAAATAACCTGCTATCATTCCACCTCCTTCTGCTGCCATGTTGCCGCCCATTGATATTAATTTTGCTTTTGTTGGAATTAATTTAGGCACACGCGAACCTAATTCACTTAATACTCCGCGTAAGTTTTTAGCACCTGGATGAAGTTCAGTACTTGGTATGTTACGATGTTGCGCATTTACGAAAATATCTAATGGATTTTTAGTTGTAGTATTTGATTTACCAAAATTAATTTTGGCTTTTTGTCTTCCAGGAACCTTTTTAGTACTTAGTCTGCCTGTTAATTCCTCAGCAAATGCTGCTCTTTCTGCTGGTGTTTGTTCCCGCGCTACAGTTTCTCGTGGTGTTGATACTTCAGTTTCAGGTGCTGATGGTGGTGCTGAAGGTGCTGGTTCTCCTATTGGAGGTTTGACTTTAGATGTTTCTTCAAAAAATGCTCGTCGCTCTGCAAACGATGCCGTTTCTGTTGGAGCAACTGCTGGTGGCGCAGTCAATTCTGGTACACCCATTCTTCTTCGCGCTGCTATTTCTGGTGTAATTATTTCAGGTGCTGCTGACATTGCTCGCGCTTCTGGTGCCGTTGCTCTCATTTCAGGTGCCGCCGCCGCTCTTGCTTCAGGTGCTGCTGCTGTTGCTGATTGTCTTGCTCTTACTGTTGCTTGTGCTTCTCCGGCAAGTGCTGTTGGTCGGAGTCTTTGTTCTTCAGTTGCTAAAAGTTCAGTTTGTTTAGTTAGTTTTCTTCTTTTATCCGGTTTTAATGATTTTTTAGTGCTAATTTCTTCGGAAATTGGGGGATCAGTTCGGTCGTATGCAGTTTGAACTCTATCAAGTGCTTCTTCTAGTGTTATTTCTACTTTAGTGGTGTCACCTACCGTTATTGGATCTCCGTTAGCTGTTTGTTCTTTAAGTATTTGTTCCATAATATATTTTTTACCTTGTATTTCCGTCATAGTTTCAGGCGCAGTTGGTATGCTATCGCTATAATATGCTCTCCACCTTTCTGTCATTAAATCATACATACTATTAAATTTATCAAGAGGTTTATCTCTAAAGGTTAGTCTGGATGCGTCTAGTAATTCCGTGCCAAAATTTTCTTGTGGTCGTTGTGGTCGTTCTACAGGTGCTTCTACTGGTGCTGGTCGTTCAGGTGCTTGTTCGCTTGTTAATTTATTAAGTCGCTCTCGTAAACTTTGCATTTCAAGTATTTCATCTTCAGGTAAACCTTCTAATAATTGTCTATATTCATCATTTGATAATCGTCCTCTTGATTCAATTCCAACTTCGGAGGAATTTGTTTCTGATAATTGTGTTGTGACACGTTGCAGTCTTGCGCGTTCTAATGCTGCTCTTCCAGCAACCGATGGTTCTAATGGAGTTCGTGATCCCATTTTTTGCATTGTTGCTTCAACTATTTCCCCAATTTCAGCAAAATATTTCCTTTCTGTTGGTCGCATTTCAATTCCTTCTTGAACTCTTTGTGGTGTTGATGGGGGTGTTATTGCTTTGCTTATACCTAATTTAGGTTGAGGTTCTAAAGTTGTTAATAGTTCTTGAGCTCGTTGGTGTTCAGCAACAAGCGCTTGTCTTTGAGTCTTAGGCATTTGTGGATTCATTAATTTTAAATCTATTTCTTCCATTAGTTTATTTAATTGATTTTGTGCGCGAGTTTTTTGTGTTCTTAAATATTTGTCTTGTAATGGAACATTTGGTTTTTTTAAATCTCTTTCAGCAAGTTGTATTTTTTTTCGTAATTTTCCTGCTTTATTAGTCATAACATCCATTACATCTACTTCTTTTTGAGTTTTAAGCATGTCAATATTTTTTTGTAATTCAGCAACTTTGGAGGCACTATAACTAGGATTCTTAATATCTAATTCCATCATTTCAATATGTTTTTCTAGTGTTAAATTAGGAGGGTTTAAATCTTTAATTGTTTGATTAGTTTGTATAATACTAATTACTTTATCAATTTCCGCTTGACTTCTTCCCTCAGATTTCATTTTAGCAACTCTTTTTGATAATGTATTTGAACCTGTTTCAATAAATCCTGGATATTCTGGAAGACCAGTTGGTGTTTCTAATGGTCTTGTTGTTGGAATATCTATAGCAGCGCGGGCTGTTGTCGCTCTTGGCATAGGAGTTTCCATAGCAACGCGAATGGCATCTTCAATTGTTATTACATTTCCGCCCGAAGCTCTAATTTCCCTTTCTAAAACTCTAATCTCGCGTTGTAAGAATTTTGTGCGAGCTTCACTAACATTTGGATTTTGTATTTCTAGATACCTCTTTTGTAGCTCATTTTGTAAATCTAAAGCAACATCTGGTTTGCGAATTTGTTTTAGTGGTTTAGTAAATGGTGATGCTCGAAACTCTCCAATTGTTCCTTCTGGGGTTGTAAAAATAGTAGATAATCTATTAGGATCTGTATCTAATGCCGTGGGTGACAACAAAGACTTATGAATAGGTTCACGCATAACGACATTGTCTGCCGTCCCAATCCGCGGCCCCCCTGCTACTATGCGTTGATGTTCAGGTGTTGGTAATTGTGCTGGTGCTGGTGCTGGTGCTGGTGCTGGTGTTGTTGTTCCGCTTGATGGACGACTGCGCGCCGATTGAAGGTCTGCGGAACTACCTGCGCTACTGCGTGCCGATTGCGCACTTGGTGTGGACGCACCACTTGATGATGGACTTGATTCAACACTTACTGGAGCAAAATCTGCTTGAATTGGTCCTGCTGGTCTTGATGGTGTTGGTGTCATTTCAAATTGTTGTGCTACATTAACAACATTTCTTGGAATTCTTGATACACGTTCTAAAAGTTTTCCTCCTTTCCGTGGTTTAATTGGTGCGTCCCTTTGTGATACTGGTTGCATACCTCTTCGTCCTTGTTCTTCTTCTAGATGTTGTAAATATGCTCTTCTGGAAAGTTCGGCAAATGCTGCTCCGGCTGCTATTGCACCTATAGTTATTCCTGTAATTTCGCCAGGATTTAAACTTGGTTTAATTGGTTGTGGAACACCAGCAAAATCTGTAACGGTTGTAGTAGTAGTTTGAGGTGGAGGTTCTCCTCCGCCTGGTGGTCTATCGGGCGGAGTACCGTCTTCAAATATTGACCGCCCTCCTCTTCTTCCACTTCCTCCACCTACTAAATACATATGATTACCACATAAATCATGTATTTTCTTCTTAAATTTTACTCTTGGGTCATTAGGCATTTATTATATAAATACTATATAATAAATTAAAAATTAAGTTTTTAGAAATATAAATTGAGAGATTTATGATATATATATAAAATGAAAAAAATTTTTTTCCTAAATAGCAACCTCAATTTCTATCATTATATTATTACCAACTATATCATCAAATAATAATATATTATTACCATCTATTTCATCTAAACTTACTCCATATATTGCATCTGCTGACTCAACACTAACACCACCCTCATTACTAACTTGTATATAAATACAATCTGTTGGATTTGGTAGTTTATAAAAATGTGATGCTGTTAGAGTCGTAGCTAAGTTAGTATATGAAGCAAATTGAGTAAGATTCCAATAAATATCTTTATAACTTAATGTGTAAGAAAATCCTTGTGCGTATAGTGTAGCATTTCTAATACTTATAATTCCTTGTTGTTTTGAACTATCATTAATCTTACTCTGTAATCCAGTTTCTAATTTTTCAAGTTCAACAGTATTGTTTGATATATCACCATTAAGAATAGAACCATTAATAATATGAGAACTATCAATACTATCAGCAGTTAATTCTCCTCCACCTCCAATACTTTTTATTGTTTTGATTAATCGTTGATATCCCATTGTTCCACCATATTTAGAATTCATTTATATATATATATATATTTTTTAAAAAAAAGTATTACAAAAATTATTTACCATTAATTCTTGATTCTAATATATCTAATCTATCAATTATGTTTCCTATATCAGTTCTTAAACCTTCACCAAGATAATCATTTATCTTTCCTATATCAGTTCTTATAGCATTTAATAAATCTTGTAAATCTCCATCAAGATAATCAAATGTAATAGACCCAAAAGTTATAGAAGCATCAGTTCCATTTTGTCCTGCTGGTCCTGTTGGTCCTGCTGGTCCTGCTGGTCCTGTTGCTCCTGCTGGTCCTGTTGCTCCTGCTAGTCCTGTTGGTCCTGTTGCTCCTACTGGTCCTGTTGGTCCTGCTGGTCCTGTTGCTCCATTAGTTCCATTAGTTCCATTTTTTCCATTAGTTCCTGCTGGTCCTGTTGGTCCTGCTGGTCCTTCACCTCCACCTCCGCCTCCAATACTTTTCATTGTTTTTATTAATCGTTGATGTCCCATGTGACCGCCATATTTAAAATTCATTTATATATATATATATACTTTTATAAAAAATATAACAAAAAATTACATTAAATTGCCTAATATATTTTTTTGAGTTATATCATAAAATCCAGCAATAGGCATAATTGGAAGATTTAATGGATGCTCTGGGTCAAATGCTAATCCCATTGGTTGGTTACGTGCATAACCTTGTTGAGGATACATACCAGCAGTTTTACTTGCTTCAACACGAGAGAATCTATTAGATGGGTTAAAATCTAAATTGATTAATTGTTTTACACTATTACGTGCTGATACTGTATCATTTAAATCTCGTGGAAAAGTTAGGCGTTCTCCTAATCCTTCTAATGGATTGCGAACATTGTTATTTTTAATATTTAATTCGTTTGTTGATTGTCTTGTTGTAAAATCGCTATAATTAAACTCTTGTGCACCAAATGCTCCGTTTAAAGTACTATAATTCATTATATAATTAGTTAATATTATAAATTTTATAGATTTATAATTTTAAAATGGAGAGATTTTATTAAAAAAAATTGATTTGTTTTTTTAAAATTAAAATATGCTCTACACAATAACTTCAATCGCTCGGTTCGCAACCCTCAACTCAGAGGTGCATTCTGCGAAGATAAAGCAAGGAGTGCTGGCTGTTACGTTTTCTGTGACTAGCGCACACTGTGCAGAAGTGGCCCGGGTATCTAAGCCCGAACTTAATCTAGAATAGTCAGATTCTGGTAAACAGAAGCGATAGCATTGAACGAAGTAATTATCGCGATATTGGTCTAACGACATCATACGAGATTTATCATAAACATCAATTGAGTTTTTGGTTAGTGTATAAACTTCTGGAACAGTTAATTTATAGGCGGGGTAATTTGCCGAGTTAATCTGTAACTGGTAATTGGAAACAGTTTGACCCGATAATAGTGGTTCAACAAAATTGAATGCACGCGCAACATATTTTTCTTTGTTTGTGTCTAACGAACCACCGCTGTCGTATTGAGGAACGCCAACAGCTATTGTAGGAGATCCACCAGAAGTTGGAGCAGCCCAAGCACCCGCTAATTTATAACCAGATACAGGGACAGCAGCAGAAACAGCACCACCATTTGGATCTCTAAATGCAATCCATAAACGATCCCATGACGCACTATTTACATTAAAGCGGGATGTAGACGAGTGCGACGACGAGAATGAGAAGTACTGCTTAAATGGTATACTGAGATAGCCCACTTGAGAAATACGCTGGGCAACTACTTCATCTAATACCGACGAAGCCTTTCCAAGCACTTCAACTTGCATTGTAATATTATCCATCGAATAAGAAGGAGTTCCTCCAGTAGCAACCGCAGCAATACCACCTGTAGTAGCAGTTGTTGCTAATGCAAGAGGTGTTCCAGCAGTAAATGCCATAGCAGGGCATACAACATTGTCAGCAAGGGTAATTTCAATAGTAATTTGGGGAAATAATCCAGTATCAATTATACCAGGTTCCGCTGTTCCAAGGAAACCTTCCCAATCAGTAATTGCTAACTGAACAGCAAGCGAATCATAAGTTTCATGACGACCTTCAACCGCAGGATTAGCACTGCTAAACGCGGCTCCAGTGTGGTATGAATTAGTACGGCAAATTTCTGGGTGAGTTAGAGTAGTGTCTGAGCAACGGTCAGCACCAAGCGCTTTTTTAGCATGAACTAGCACATTGTAGTTAGAGAAAGAATTTTGGACTAACACGCCTCCCATATAGATTGCCATTCTGTCAATGAAAGAACGAGTATCATTAGGTAGACGCACTACTGTTGTAGTGGTGTCCGATGATGTGGTTGTAATATTGAAGAGCATACGGCAACTTTTTAGATTGAGAAGTGTGTTACTTGCCAATTCGAATCTGAGAATTTTGTTTGCAGATTGCGAGCCAGAATTTTGTGGGTAAATTTTGAAGTGGGAAGTGGAGACACCCTGGAGTCTGGACATAAAGTAACTGACATTTGGAGGCAGGCCCGAAGACATTTTTTATATAATAATACTATATAAAAAAATTTAATATTTAATTTAATTTTAATTTAATTTTTAAATTATCTAAATCCAGTTGGAGAACCAAAACTAATAACTCCACTAGCTCTTGAAGGAAATGGTGGCATTGGTGGCGCTTCGCTTTCAAGTTTATTTGGATTATATACTTTTACTATATCAATTCTAATTGTTGCTGTAAAATATAAATTGCCTAATCTGCTTTGATTTTCACTTTGATAAGGAAGTAAGTCGCCAACTGGTGTTGCTTCTAAACCTGCGGATGTGCCTAATCCAGAGTTTTTTGCGCGACCAATTGGGCGACTTTTGCTGTCTGTTAAAAATAAACCAATGCTATTTAATTTTCTTTGTTGAAGCGTTACAAAAAACTCGCCTGATTGATTACCAGCATAACTAAAACTTTCTGTTGTGCGAGCAATTTTTGCTAATATATTAGATGCCACAATATCATTATTATAAACAGTTTCATCACTTCCTAAAATAGATGATTCTAAACCATTTTGTCCTAAAGTACATCTTAAATAAACATGAGGTTCTGTGACAAGTTGCATTGGATAATAACCTTGAACTCGAATTGTTTTTGCTGCTATAGTAATTTTAAAACTATTGGCTAATGTGTTAGTATTGTCGCCACGCTCTCCACCTAATACTAAATAACTTTCACCATTGACGGACTGGCAACTGACTTTTAAATTAGTAATTGTATGGTCGTGTTGAGTTGTAATTGTAACATCTAATAGTTTTTTTTCTGGTTTGCCTGTTAATGATTGTGTTATTATTCCTGCTCCTGTTGGATTAGTAAATCCAGTAACTAAAGTACTTTGCGTTGTTAAATTATTATTAAGAATATCAACAGTTCCAAATGCTGGAGCACCAGGAAGTGCTGCTAAATGCGTTGCTAAATTATTCGCAAAATTAATTGCTATATCATCAGTATCATAATAGTTGCCTCTGTCAATAAATGTTTTTACTAAACCAGCAGCCATTGCGTTTCCATTAACAGAGCATATAATTGTTCCTAATGAATTTCTCATATCAATATTATATTGGTTATTAGGCATGTGAAAATCTACTAAACTTAATCTTATAACTTCGCCGTCTTTACATTCAATTGTGTTGCCTTCAAATCCGTAATGCACATCATCACCCCGACTCTGAGTATCTCCAACAATCGATGCGCGCTCACTATCTACAAATAAATTAATACTGTTCACTATTTGTTGACCTTCAAATCGAGAAGTTTGTGCCATTTATATATATACTTTTATAATATTATATATAAATAATTTTAATTAAAATTCTACATTTTGAGAGATTAATTCATCTTCCTTTGCCCATTTTTCTTTAACAGCATCTAATTCTGCTTGTAAATTGCTATAATCATATTTAAATGGATTAGTTTCAACACGTTGTTTGATTTCCTCAATTTTGGTTGCATCTGTATTTTTGCACATATCATAAACCATCTCAGCGTAGTACTCTGGCACTGTTGGATAAATAATTTTTAATTTTTCCATTGCTAATTTCTTTTCTGCGAGTTCATCGTCTGAATACCCAAAGTGGTTTTCTGCTTTATGTCTAGGAATTCCGCTTATGTCCATATTTATATATACTATAGATAATTATTTCTAAATATTAACTAATTCTTTTTATTTTTTTGATAATATTCTCTCATATATTGTTTTCGTTCTTCAGTATTATAATATTCTTTCATATATTGTTTTCGTTTTTCAGTATTATAATATTCTTTTTGCTTCTGGTTTATTTTTTCTCTATTTTTTTCTTCATAATTTTTTTTACACTCCTTAACTTTATCAATATTTTCCTCAATATATTTTTTTTTGTATTCATCTACTTTTTCTTTATTCTCATCCGTCCATTCTTGTTTTGTTCTTCCAGAAACATTTTTATTAATACATTCATTTGCTTTAATGTATTCACCTTCTTTTTTAAATAATTGGTCTTTATTATTACAAGGATATTCTTCAACTAATTCAATTTTATAGTCTTCGCATTCTAATATTAAATAAGAAGTGCAATATTTTTTTTTATCATTATTATATGTTTTATAACTATATTTATGTTTTGATAATCGTGATGATAATGTTTCAATAGTAGAACCATAATAAACTAAATTTTTACTAGGAGACCATAATTTATAAATTTTACCTTTTTGATAATCAGGCATCTTATACTCTTTTTGTCTTTTTGTTTTTATATCAATTTTAAATAATAATTACGCATTTTTATAAGCGTTTTCTACAATCATAAGCTGTTCAGGTGATTTGCGGTAATGTTTATTTAATGCTTCTAATATATCATCGTCACAATGATGGAACTTCTGTTTGCTTAAACCTGTATTTAATTGTAATAAATCAACTAAATTATTAAAAACACTTTCATCACCATTAGACATATCTAATAATGTACGTTCAATACGATCAGTGCAATTTGGTATCTTTTTATTAGCAATTGGTTGATGTTGTTTTTTGATTTGAACTTCTTTATTATAAGTATTTAAACCACCTTTGTAATCAAGTGATGTTAATAAATTTAAATTATTAATATCGTGTTTGCCTGTGCCTGTTGATTTGATATGTGAACGACCTCTTAATGGTTTCACACCATGAAAGATTGTCTTATCTAAAGAAATTGTGTGAAGCGAATGTGCTATGTTTATTGGTGGTCTTCTTAATTCAGGATGTTGCATTAGTTGCATCTTATCGGAAAGGATGCCCTTGCGGAATGACATTTTATATATATAGTATTTATTTTATTTCTTGTTTATTTAATTCGTCAACAATTATAAATTTATCAAAATTGACTCTAAACATAGAAGGATGATTTGGTTTTTTATGTAGATCAATAAAGAGGAAAGGATGGTCTCCTCCTGTTTCAATAGCATAATCATAAACTTGAATAAATTTATCTTTACTTATTTCACCACCACAACTATCAGCAATGTCTTCTAATTCCTTATTATCTTTCGTCTTGAAGACTATCAATTGAGTGCATTGATTTCTAATAACTCTATTCAACCCGCCAGTTTGGCATTTAAATGATTGAATTAAAAAATATAAACTAACACCTATTGAACCGCCTTCACTTAATTGTCCTAAATGTCTGCTATAGGTACTTAAAGCATTTATTTTTCTTGGTCTGCTATAAATAAGACTTCCCAACATATCATCAAATATAACAGCAATACGAGGTTTCTTTCCATTCCATCTATGTTTTGGTTTTATAAAATCATTCATTCCATAAGTGTTTGCTTCAAAAAATTTCAACATTAAATCATCATCTACACGATTTCCATCTTTTATGCTTCTCATTAATTTGTTATATTCTTTCATTTCATTTTTATAACGTTCTAAATCTCGTGCCTCCTCATTTACAATTTCTTTTATTTTATCAACACACGTTAAGTCATCTGGGTCATTGAAGGTATGTTCAATATTTAATCTACTCATTAATTCTTTGTTTGAATCCATAGTTGGACTTACAGCAATAGTATAATCATAACCCATTTTCTCAATTAAATTAATTGCTGCGACCGATTTGCCTGCCGCTCTTTTTCCAACTATAACAGTTACGCAGTGCATCTTCGGCATATCCGGCGCTGTCTCATACGCTCCGCTTGTTTCTTTTGGAGGCACTATTTGTAAGCCCTTTACACTTTGAGTAGAAAGCATTATATATTACCTTTAGAAAAGGTAATACCAAATTTAATTAATAATATTTTCTATAGTTTGAAAATCCAGCATTAACAAAGTCATCCATAGTATTTGCTAATGGAGTAGTTGGTAATTGGCGATGTGCTTGATATGGGGGAGGTCTTTGCCCGTCTTCAGGTGTGTTAGGAGGAACAGGAGTTGTTGCAGGTACAACTTTTTTAATTGAATCATTTTTAGATTTACGTTTAACAAAAATTACTCTATCACTGCTCTCATATTCGTCTAGATCGTCCGATGACTGTTCGACGACTATTCTTGTCTTAATAGGTTTTTTCGTCTTCTTTTTAATTATAACAGGTGGTGGTTCTTCCTCTTCCTCTTCTTCTTCTTCATAGCGCTCTTGTCTTGCTATATTAGGAACTACATTATTTCGGTATATTGGAACTGTATGTAATTTATCGTTATTAATTTCATTTTTTAGTAATGATGCTTTGACTGCTTCGTTCAACTCCTTTTCGCGTTGGAGTTTCTCTTCTAGTGCAGCATCCGCAAGTTGTTTTTGTTCTTCTTTAAGTGATGCACCTGCTTGGCGGATTTCTAAAGCCTTTTTACGAGCACGTGCTAATTGCTCTAATCTCTCGGGAGTAAGGACTTTTTTCTCCTTTTTAACTTTTTCGACCACCTCGACTTTCTCGCTTTCAGACATATATTATAATTATAGAAAATAAATTTTGTATAAATTTTCTATAATTTTCTAAACATTTTCTATCTTTTTTGTTTTAAGTTCCTTATCCCTTAAATATCTTTGTCTTCTTAGTTGTTTCAATCTGTTAGCATTAGCATCATAATAATTTTTTGTTCTTT